GAGCGAAAGGTGAAGTTCCTGGTGCTTTGTTAAATAAGTCATAGTATCTCCATCTTCGTCTTACATTAGCAGCATTTGTAATAACTGCATGTAATCCAGAAGAATCAGAAGTACCGTAATATTGTGGTTCTTCTTTTCTAACAATATTTAAATCGTTAGTTGATACACTAATAACTCTATATTCATACTGGTCTCCAAAATTAACTATATCGCCTGCACTAATTCCTGTTCCGGAAGTAACCGTAACCACAGTATCTCCGACACTTGTTGAAGAGTCATTGACTGTAGTTTTTGCAGTTTCTTCATAAGCAGCAGCTGATGGACAAGATTCAATTTTTAAATTGTTTCCCCATACTCCAGCAGTTCTACTAGCCCACATTCCAACCGAACCTTCGCCAGCGGCATAATTATCTGAATAATCAGCATCATTTTTTATTACAAATGCACTACCTGTTTCGGTAGCATTTGATACAGATGTATTCTGTACTCGGACAATTCTTAAAGAATGAGAGTATTGTAAAAAGTTAGCAGCACTAAACCAATCTTCATAATTGTTAGTGTCTGGTTTTCCAAATTTACTTACTAGTTCCTGCTCACTTGAAATTGATATAACTTCATCCAAAGGTCCTTTTCTGAACTCGCCAGCAAAGGCTCCTATAGATGTAGATACTGCAGGAATTATTCTTGTTAAGTCTTTTTCCTGTACGAGAACACCTGGTGATACTTGAAATGCCATTAGGTTTTCTCCTTTAGTTAACTAATTTTAATATTTTTATACATTCAAAACTCGTAAGTTTTCTTACGCCCATATTCAAAATTCAACCTTACAGATATTTATAAGCCTACAATCCCTTACGAACCACGGGGTGCCATACTGTACCATATTCATCAACAGTTTCTTTCTCTTCCTCTGGAGTTCCATCATCCACAAACCCAAAAGGGGCCATATCTTGCTCAATTTGATGTTGTTGTTCATCATATAATACTTTTCTAGCATTTGTATCTGTCATTTCTTTAAAGAAAGGTTGATTAGATAACCAACCAAATACAACCAAACACATCATTAAATCGTCTGTACAACCTTCTTCAGCTTGCCAACTTTGACCTTTTCTGATAAAAGTTGACATTTCCTCTATGATATTAAAATCGTATATCAATATTTTATCACTCTCAATAAGAGTTTTGATATTTGAACATCCAATTTTTTTAATTTGTTTGGTCATTTTAACACCAAAACCAGAACCTCTACCACTAAATCCAGCACCTAAAATTTGTCCTGCTCTACCTCTTTGAGTAGTCATTAATAGATTATCATATTCTAATTCAAATTGTAATGATTCAGCAATTTGTTGACCAAGGTCATTTACTTCTACCAATACATTAGCTTTGTTATAAGCAGTTGCTACTTGACTAATTGTATGTGGAAATAATAAAGGTTTAATTTCATTACTTCTAAATTTTGCAACTACTTTAAAGGGCATAGAAGATACATCTATAATTAAAAAAGCAGAATAATCTTTTAATACCCCTCTCGCAACATCAACTGTACAAACATAAGTATGACCCTTTATAGGATCCTCATAAACATCTAAACCTGCGTTTGATTTTTTAGGCGTAAGAAATGCTATGTTTTTTATTTTTGCTGGTGATATTAAAGTATTAACACTACCTAAAAACTCACACTCAAATTCCTGTGCAAATTGTTCGGGTGATGTATTTCTTATAGTATCTTCTTTCCACTTTTCATCTCTACCTGGAACTTCTGACCAATGTACCTCAATTGGTACATAATCATTTCTTCCATTTTCTGCGTCCACCCATAATTTATAAAATTGATTCATACCATAAGGTGTAGAAACAATTATTAATTTTGTTTTAGTACCAGATGAAATTGTAGGATAAACTGAACTAAAAAACATTTGAGCAATGTTCGGTGGTACGAAAGCAAACTCATCAAGGAATATTATATTATATGAACCACCTCGGATTGCACTTGAAGATGTTGCAGCCGCCACAATAACTGATTTGTTTTCTAACTCTATATTACCTTTGTTCCAATTGATTACACCTTGTTGTAACCATTTTGGTAAATTTTCATAAGCAAGTTGAACTCTTCCTAATATATCTCTAGCAGTTGAGGATTTGTTTGCAAGTATGGCAATGTTTGAATTTGGATTAAACAATGCATAGTGTAATAGATATGATACTACTGTTGTTGATTTACCTGATTGTCTAGGTAGTTTGCATATTGTAAATCTGTTATCGTGTACCGTTCTTACAATATGTTTTTGGAAGTCATACAACTTAAAAGGTATAAGACCTATATCAAGAGAAACTATTTGAATATAATTCTCCATAAAATATAAAGGATCTTCTTCACACTTTTTAAATTCTATTATTTGTTCTTTAGTAAACTCAACAGGTATATTTACTTTTTTAAGATTCGGATTACCTAAATATGCTTCTGATTTATCCATTAATAACAATTCCTTCTATGTGTGTATAACCTAATTGTTTAGCCGCCTGTACTCTTTGACTGCCTCTCCATACACTATATTCTTTTTCTTTATAAGGCACTCTATTTGCTCCAAATCTAGGTGTTGAAGATACTTGATGTTTCAATACTTCTATAGGATTTAGTAGTTCCTCGCCCTCCAATAACGCAGGAAGTGGTGTCATACTGGTTATGTAGGTAAGATTACTTATTTTTAAAGTTATCTTCTGTGGACTGTTTTCTTTTGCTTTCAAAATCTTCATTCTCTTTTGCCTTTTCCATAGATGTTTCTGGTGATGTTTTTCTTAACATCTTCTGTAATTCATTTGTAGAACCAACAAACAAAGCATTCTTTATTTGAGGAGTTGCTGATTTGGGTAACTCTTTTAAATCTTTTAATTTCTTTTGTAAGTCTTGTAATTTATCAACTGTTTGACCTACTGATTGAATTAATTGTCCTGCAACTTCGTATGCTCTAGGGTGTTGACCTTCTTTTGCAATATCAAGTATGCCTTGAATTGCCTCTTGACCCTTTTCAATTAAGTTATAATAATTATCTCTACTATAATCATAATCAGTATTAATATCTTTTTCAACTTTTATTTCTACTTCACCTTCTTTTCTTTTAACAGGTGGTTCAAATTTTTGTTCTTCAATTTTAGATTCTACACCTAAAATTTCATTAACCGTATTTTCTAATTTGCTCATATTTAAGTATCACTATCAGTTCCTGGGTTATATCTTTTACTATCAGCGTAAAAAGTTATTGATGTTGTAAATCCAAAATCATCATCAGCGTCTGCTGTTGTTGGGTTTGGAACAATTATTATTCTTTCATCTCTTGCTAAAGGTGCGTCTGTATCAGCACCAATATCTGATTGAACTTCTTTAATTGCCTTAGCATTAGACATTGGTCCATATAGATATGTTTTAGCAACAAAGTTTAAGGTATATATTACTGCTCTTCGTTTAGTAAATGAACCATCATAAGTATCTTCATAATTAATATTTTTTAATATGATAGGAACATCTCTTTTAATATCTAAATCTGGTATCATATTAACCGTAACCGTATAATCAGGTTGAAAATAAGGTAATATTTGTTCAACAATTTGTAAACCATTTTCTGCTGTTGCTGTAAAAGAATATAAACTATAGGTTACATTATAAGGAACTGGTGCATAATTATAATGTTGTACCTTACCTTCTTCACCTTCCTTAACCTTAATCATCTTTTGTAATTTATTAATTTTTCTACTACCATCATATTCTAATCCAGTTAATTCAAATCCTAATCTAGGTAAAGTAATAGCAAATTCCCTATCTTGTTGTAAATTTGCTTGTTGGTCTAATCTAGCTATAAACTTTTTTTTCGGTGCATATGCTAAAGGTATTCGCATTCGTTTATCAACAGCACCTGAACCTGTTTTAGTTTGTACCATTATATTATTAAATAATTGTCCAAATCCAATAGTAAGTTTTCTTAAACCTTGATTATAAAAGTGTGTTCCAAACATTATTCGTCAATTTCTCCGAATGGATTTCTTTCTGTAAAGTCAAGTATATCATCTGCTGTTGATACAGTATCATAACCTGCTTCTTTATTTAAATCTAAATTATCTGCATAAGGAGATTGTGTCTGTATATTAGACTCACCATAGTCCTCATTCATTAACATTGCTTGTTGACCTGTTGAAAATTTATGATAATCTTCTAATTGAATTGAACCAGCACCTGTTAATGCTTCTTGTCCATATTCTAAAGAAACTTTATAATTTAATTGGTCTAAAGTATATTTGTCACCTGCTTGGTCAAGCATTTCTTGACCTGTTTGTAATTTCTCACTTGCATATTCCCAACGAGATACTCTTAATTTATAAACCGGTAAATTTCCTAATTGATAGAAAGGTTCCTGATCCTCAACAAAAAGAATTTCAAAAAATCCTTTCATCAAAGGTACATATATAATATCACCTTCGTTTGGTCTGCCTGAAGCCGTAAGTGTTGCCTTCATGGCAACATGTTCCTCAAATCTTCTTTTTGATACTACTAGAGTTGTATCGTCCCTAATTTCTAAACCAAATTTATTAATGATTTCATTTTCACCTGCAAATCCTGTATTATTTTCAAAATACATTTCAAGTAAATATGAATCATCAAATTTGCTTGATGTATCTTCACCTAAAACCAAATCTTTATTAACGAGTGTACGAGGAAGATAATAGACATCCTGTCCAAATAACTTTAGACTTTCTATTATTATATCTTCGTGTAGTCGTTTTTCGGCGGCGTTGCCAATGCCCCGGCCTGACTGAAAATAATGGTTAATCGCCATTGCGTTCCTATCCTATAAAGAAATCTGGATTTTCTTCGTATTGTGACCTAATTCTTGTTTCTAAATTTTCTATATCTGATATCGCTTCCGAATATATTTGTTTACCATTTAAGGTTACTCCACCAATCATTGCTACACCATCAAATTTTGAAAGATTACTTCCCCACTGCTTTTTAAATAATGCAACAACATATTTCTTTAAATAAATGTCATTGTAAATATCGGTGTATTGTGTAGGATCCAATTTACGGTAGCATTCTATAACCAAATATTCATCTACTGTTAAATCATTTTTCCAATCCATATCAATGTATAATCTATTTGATAATTGATTAAATCTTAATGGTTTTTCACCAACTAATATATGGTCTAAAAAGTCCAAATGTCTTATTACAACATCATAGTTGATTATAGAAGTAGATGAAAAGTCATACAAATCATTTAATCTTAATTGATATCTTACATCAAATAAATTCATATTTGACTTATTAGAAAATGGAAAGATATTAACTACAGATACAATACTTTCAGGCATAATAAGATAATTATTACCTTCTGTCCATGATGTAGAAGTTGAATCTTTAGTTGCTGTTTCACTATAATTTCCAGTTATTCTAGCCTTATCAGCAGCTGTATATTTGTATTTTAAATAAGCTCTTCTAATACCCTCATAGTGGTATTGAGCAAAATATTGCAACGCTTCATCAAGTCTATCTTCTAATTGGTCGTCATCTACATTTATTTCAATGACTGGTTTACCAATTGCTCTCAATGCGTATTGCTTTAATGTTTCTCTTGTTGATGGCTCTGCCATAGTTTATACCCTTTTGTGGTATATTTATAAGATTTATTTTATCTTCGGAAATAGATTATCTTTACAGAATAAATCTATATCATCTTCAGGCAATCCAAGAGATGTCATTACTCTAGGTGTGTGGGGATTTTGTTGTTGGTGTTCGCAATAGTAATTTTGTGCTTCAATAACATCTTTTTCTCTTGCTTCACCTTCGTGTACTCTTATCTTATCAATATAATCTGCTAAATTAGATACAGCTAAAGTACACAATTGATTTAATTCTTCTTCTTCGGTTATATTAGCAGCTGCAATCATACCTTCAGAAAAGATAGCCTTAGCCCAATCTGGTAATTCTCTTACCCTTTTAGGCTTAAACCATTTAGTTTCTTCTATGAAATATTGTGTTAAGGGATGGTCTTTTAATAATAGTGGACTATAATCGTGAAATGCACCTGTTACCTTATTCTTACCTGCAATAACATCAAATCCATAAATGGGTCCACCATTTGTTAATTCTGGAAATATACAAACATGGCACATCCAAAGACCTTTAGTATCTCTGGCATCCACAACATCTACATGGGCTCTTCGTATATACTTATTTTTCCAAGTTCTATTAACCCAAGTATCATTATTAAATCTGTCCATACCTGGTTCATTATATTCAAACAGTTCTCTATTTAATAAAGCAACAGTTTCCTCTTGCCATTTTATAAGTCTTTCCCATATCACTTTACTTCATCCAATCTGGAATTTCTGGTGGTGCTAAATCTGGATCTGGTCCTGGGTGTTCATAAGTATCTGGATCGTACATACCACTTACATCAACTTTATCTGGATGTACCTGTGGATAATCTGTTTTTTCTAAAGCAGACATTTCTTCAAATAAATCAGTAGCAAAATCATAACACTTTTCTGCTTCTGCAAGAACATTTATTTTGTAAACATTTAAATAACTATTAACAGTTTCTTTTACTATTCGGCTATACTCTTTAATTTCACCGTGTTTAAATGTATAATATCTATTAGAACCTGGTGTATGTTTTTTTATCATTTGACCACCAGCCATATCAGCTAAATATCTTACATAAATGTGTGCATATAATTTTTCTGCGTCTTCTTTAATTGATTCAATGTGTTCTATATATTTTATTGTACTTGGAGATTTAGTTGGCAGTTTCCATTTAGGTGGATTACCTAGTCTAATCCATATTTTTGTATAATCATAATATATAGCTTCTGCTCTTGGTAGATTAGGTGTTTGTTTGAATAAAGAATTTTCTATTCCATATTTTTCTAATACAGAATAACATTGTAATTGATTGTAAAGGTAAGTTGCAAATAGTTTTGGATTGATTTTACCAGACATAAGAGTTACAGCAAATGGGCGCCTCTCAGCATTCTTATGTTTTTCTAAAGTCAATTCTTTTATATCGTACATAATTTCTCCATATTATATATATGCCTTTTTTACAAAAGGAATACGACAAAGCGGAATTAAATTGATTAATTAATTGTAGGTAACACCAGCAGCTTCTGCTGCTGCTTTTCGTTCTGCC